CTATTGCCAGCCTGACAAGGAGGGTACAGGTAAGGAGGACGTTACTGGTGACATCTTGGAAGCAGTTAATGACCTGAAAGCTGGATATAAACCCCAGAAAGTAGAGTACGACGAGGTGCTAGATGGATGACTATGACGAAACAACCCAAGACCAAACAACTCAAACGCCCGAGCCGGAGGACGACCTTCGAGCCATCATTTCCGAACAATTCAAGGATGACGGACAAGATGGTGGTGAGGTGGATGATCAGGGCGAGCAGACAGTCACTGAAAAACCACGGGATGAAACTGGTAAGTTTGTCGCTAAGGACAAAGCTCCTGCGCCAGCAGGGGATCAGTCCAAACCCTCCGGTACAGTTCCTCCTGCGACGGGCGATAAGGAACCTGTTCAACAGGAAGGATGGAATGCCGATAAGGCTCCTCAGAGTTGGACGCCTAAAGCGCGTGAACGCTGGTCTGCGATACCTGCCGATATTCGGCAAGAGATCGTACGCAGGGAGGAGGCCTCGGTTGCCGGGGTACGACAGCTCCAAGAGCAGTTCGCCCCGTACCGTCAGTTCGCAGACAACCTTGCGCCGTTCATTAACGAGGCGATGCAGAATCGGGTCGATCCGGCTGGGTACATCAATAATGTACTGAGTGCTGAACGCGGTCTTCGGATGGGTACGGATGAGCAGCGGTTCGAGGCTCTGGTACGCATTGCTGACGCCTATAACATCCCGCTGCGCAAAGCCCTCAATGAGCTGGCTGGTAGTGAGGTCATTCCTCCAGCTCCGCAGCAGATGCAGCTTCCTCCAGAAATTCAGCGTGAACTTATGGAGGCCCGCCAGTTCCGCCAGCAATATGAGTCTCAGCAGCAACAACAGGGTGAAGAAATGAGTCCTGAGCTCAAGGAATTCTCTAGTAAGAGCGAGTTCTTTGAGGACGTGCGTTTGGACATGGCTGACCTTATTGAGCAGGGTCTGGCTACGGATTTGCAGGATGCTTACGATCAGGCTTGTTGGAGGAACAAGGGTGTGAGAGAGCTGCTGCTGGAGCGCAGGGACAAACAGGGCAAGGTTAAGGAGAAACAACAGAAAGCATCAGGCTTAAACCACACGAGCACGAATACTGCTGAGGTGGATGTGCAGACTAATAAGGACGAAGAGGACGACGATATTTACGAGTCCGTCCGTAAGTCTGTACAGGCGCTCAACTCACGCGTTTAGGCTTGCAGTGGCGCCACTACTGCGTTATACTTAGGGCAACCCCTCTACACGACCTCCTAACGTGGTCGCAGCGAGCTAACCTCTAAGTACGGAAGGGTAGGCTGGTCCTATTTAACTTGGAGGTTAGATCATGGCATTCCCCAATGTGAGCGACATCATTGCGACCACAATCGAAAAGCGCAGCCGCAAAGTCGCCGACAACGTCACCAAGAACAACGCCCTGCTCATGACCCTCCGCAATCGCGGCGGGCGTGCGAACCGTCCTTTCTCTGGCGGTCGTATCATCTACGAAGAGCTGTCCTTCTCTGAAAACGGCAACGCCGGGTTCTACAGCGGCTATGATCTGCTGCCTGTAGCTGCACAGGACGTGATCAGCGCTGCTCAGTTCGATATCAAGCAGGCAGCTTGCCCGGTCACCGTCAGCGGCCTGGAAGAGCTGATGAACGCTGGTCCGGAACAGATGATCGATCTGATCGCAGCACGCATGGACGTGGCTGAGTCGACCATGCAGAACCTTATCGCTGCCAGCATTTACAGCGACGGCACTGGCTCCAGTGGTAAGGAAATCACTGGTCTGAACGCTGCTGTCCCGCTGGATCCGAGTACTGGCCTGTACGGCGGGATTGACCGTGGTACTTGGACCTTCTGGAGGAACAAGTTCAAGAACTCCGCCAGCACCACCACTCTCCTGGAAGACATGAACGGCCTGTGGGCCTCCCAAGTGCGCGGCGCCGACCGTCCTGACCTGATCGTCGTGGACAACACCGTCTGGCTCGCCTACGTCAAAGCTCTGCAAGCGCAGCAACGCTTCACTGCTATGACTGGTGGCGGAACCGCTGGCTTCGGCTTCCCGACCCTCATGTACATGGATGCCAAGGTTGTCCTGGACGGCGGCATTGGTGGAGCCTGCCCGGCTGGTACTGCGTTCTTCCTGAACACTAAGTACATCCACTATCGTCCGCACAGCGCCCGCAACTTTGTGAGCCTGAGCCCGAACAAGCGTTACAGCATCAACCAGGACGCCGAAGTGCAGATTCTGGCATGGGCTGGCAACCTGACTTGCTCCGGCGCACAGTTCCAAGGTCGCCTGGACGTCAACCCGTAATCCCCCGGCTGCCAAGGATGGCTTTTAGGAGACAATCACATGCCTGCATTGAATATGGGATCTCCCCTGTCTCCGGCTGCAAACCCGGCGACTGGGAAGTTTGTGCTCATGAATCCGTTCAGCGGGCCGAAAGGTTCCCCGTTTGACGCGGTTGTCATCAACCCGACTACTTTCGCTAAGGCGAAGGATCCTAACAACTTCTCTACTGGAGGCCTGAATACTGGTATTGGCTTCGGGTCAGTGCCTATCATCGGCGTCGGCGTCCCAGCTATCAAGGCTGCTGGCTACAACGATGATTACACCCCCGGCGTGACTCTCCCCAATGGCAACGCGGCCTCCACCGCTATTCTCACCTGCATTGGTGGAGGCAAGACAGTTCTGGTGGATGGCAACAGTTCCAACGGAACTCCCCCAAGCCAGAAATATGCGTCTTCTGTCCCGTACAACGCTCAGCCCCTGCTGGGTTTCGGGAACGGAGGAAGCCGGGACGCAGGAGCTGGTCCTGCGTTTACTGGCTTCGGCGTTAAGATGGTGACTGCCGCCGGTGCCGTAGTAGTGGGCGGAGTCATTGAAACCGGCTTTGTGAACAGAGCCAACGCTGACATGACAACTGGCCAATCTGTCTTCGGTAGCAGCACAACTGCCTCCGCAGCAGTGGCTTAATAGATCTTTGAGAGGTGCGAGATGACTGGTACATACGAGGAAGATGTAAGAGTGTTTGAACACCGGGAAGCTGGCGACAACAAAGTCATCGCCCGGTTTTACGTTCATGCTCGCGAGGACGAAGCTGCCAGTGCCCGGGAGGGCAGACCGATCTTCAGGGAAATGGAGTATGTTGAGATCATGGCGCCCGGCAACTTGAACAATATCGTAAGACGGCCCGCGTCCGATGCTGACAGGCAGCGGTTCCCCGGAGCCTATCGTGCGTTCAAGGCTGGTGTGGGAGATTTTGTAGACGGCACCCCTCTTTGTGAGGTGATCTGGATTACGAAAGGCCAAGTGGCTGAACTGTCGTACAACGGCATCAGATCTCTTGAGCAACTGGCGGAAGTGGCTGACACCGTCTGCGCCAGAATTCCAGGGCTGATGACACTGCGGGAAAAAGCGCGCAAATACCTGGAAGTGTCTAAGGATTCTGCAAGATTTACCAAGCTGGAGAAGGAAAACGAGGACCTCAAAAACCAGATTGCATCTCTCACGGAAGCTGTAAAGGATCAAACCAGGATCATCAATGAGTTGAAAACCAAGAAGGATTGAGGCGTATGTCTCAGCCCTCTAGTCACCGCACCTCTGGCTGGAGGGTTACTTTCTAGGAGGCAGTATGGCAATCTTGGCTACAGCGCAGCAGATAGTAGATCGGGCACACGCTGAGCTGGGGTTGCCCTCCTCTACAATTGGTTCATCTATCCAAGGGCAGACAACAACCCAGATGCTCTCCCTCCTTAACGCCCTCGGCGACGACTGCGTTAAGGTCCACGACTGGCAGTTCCTCCAGTTTCAACAGGAGTATACCGGCGACGGGGTACAGAGTGAGTTTGATCTGCCGGCAGACTTTGGGCGGGTGGTCAACCAGACCGTGTGGGCCGCTAACGATGAGCGACCGGTTTCTGGACCCCTCAACGCCCAACAATGGGGGTGGACTAAGTACGGCATCGTCAGCACTGGCATCTACTACCGCTATCGCATCCTCCATGATAAGTTCGTTGTCTGGCCTACGCCGGGCATCGGGGCAGTCTTCGCTCTGACATACATCAGCAAGAATTGGGTTCAGGATGGCGTCGACCCCATGCTGTTGAAGGACACGGTCAGCAATCCATTAGACGTACCGTTGTTTGACCGCGGTCTAATGGTAGCAGCTATCAAGAAGCGTCTCTGGGACATTAAGGGATTTGATACCACCACTCTCGCCATGGAGTTCAGGCACATCCTGCAAACAGAGATGGGGCAGAACCAAGGAGCTCCTATAATCCATTTGGGCCGCAACAACGGCATCCATTATATTGACGGCAACAATATTCCGGATGGCTCCTGGGAGGTCTAAATGCTTGGTGCTCCCAAACAGCGGGTCAGCAGTATAGAGACATTCCAAGCTCCTACCAATGGGCTGAATGACCTAGATTCCATAGCTGCTATGGACCCATCGTTTGCGCTGGTGTGTCTCAACTGGTTCCCTGGCCAGAGCTCGCTATCAGTCCGCCCAGGATATAAGAAGTGGACTACAGGCTTCGCCTCCAATGTACAGACTTTGATGTGCTATGCTGGCCCGACCAACATGGACACCCTCTTTGCTGCTACAAATCAGGGTATCTACAACATCAATGTGTCAGGCGCTCCAGGCGCTATACAAACTCCGCTCACGTTTGGTAGAGTCAGTTATACCAACTACGCGAACGTGTCAGGCAACTATCTGGTAGTTGTCAATGGTCAGGACAAGGGTAAGCTCTACAACGGCACCACTTGGGTGGAGTACGTCACTGTTTTAACCACTCCAGCTGCCCCCAACGAGATTAGAGGGGTGGATAGCGAGCGGCTTAACTACGTCCACGCTTTTAAGAAACGCCTCTGGTTTGTTGAAGAAAACTCCATGACTGCGTGGTATCTCCCCACCGATGCGACTGGAGGGGACGCTAAGCCTTTCTATCTTGGCAGTGTGTTCATGAAGGGTGGCTTCCTAGAGACCATATTCTCCTGGTCCCTGGACGGAGGAGACGGCCTAGATGATATCATTATGTTCCTTTCTAGCAAAGGTGAGATCGCTTTCTACCAAGGGAACGATCCTGACAACGCCACCACTTTCAATCTTAGTTCTGTTTACTACGTCGGCTCTTTTCTTGGCAATCGCTCTGTTGTTGACTTTGGCGGGGATGTGGTCTTGCTCACCACAGCTGGAGCGGTTACTGTCAGCAGTATTGTGGGAGGTACTCAAGCTCTAACCAGCAACCAGGATACTCTGACCCGTAACATCAGCAAGACCCTAAGCTCTATGCTTCGTAAACTTAACTACGCTCCGCAGTGGGAGATGTATAACGTCTCGCCGTTCCAGATGTTGTTTATTAACTTCCCATCCATCTCAGGTCTTCCAGCTGTTCAGTATGTTATGAACACAGTTACGGGGAGATGGTGCTCTTTCGACTACCCCCTGTTGACAATGGTACAGTGCCACCATAGAATCTACTTCTCTGACACGTCCGGAAATGTGTGGATTGTTACTGGCGACGATCACATGGATCAGATTAACAGCGACGGGTCTGGCGGGTCTATAATTATCTCTGATGTCAAGCAGGCGTACAACTATTTCGGCCAGCGCGGAGTTGACAAGCACTTCAACCTCATCCGGCCAATGTTCGTGGCTAAGTATCACCCCGGCGTAGTCGCTAAGATCAGCGTAGACTTTGCGCCGAGTGGTGTGTTCGTGGCCCCGGTCCCTCCTCCAAACCCACCATCGGACGATTTGTGGGATGTTGCGGTTTGGGACACAGCTGTGTGGTCACCAGAAAAGGATGTACAGATGCAATGGATGGGCGTGGAGGGGCTGGGGTATTGTGCCAGCCTTGTCATGCGCACATCGTCTAATATAGAAACAGAATTCGTCTCGGTGGACTGGGTTTACGACCCAGCTAATTCGATATGAGGTGCGTATGTCTACAGTCATTACGACAGACAGGTACTATCTTCAGTTCCTATCTAATGCTCTCGCTTATTGTCCTAGCCCTGTTGCTCAGTGCATCGTTTGCATTGATAGCAAAACAGGCTATCCGGTGGCGGGGGTTATTTACGACAGTTATAATAGCGCTACGGTCCACGCGCACATATGGTGCGATGCTGAAAGGCGTCCTAGCCGTGAGTGGATGGCTGCGATCTTTGACTATCCATTCAATAGGCTTGGTGTGTACAAGATTATTGGACAGGTTAACTCGTTTAATTACGATGCGATAAAGCTAGACGAGCACTTCGGTTTCGTGCTGGAGGCTAGGATCCAAGGGTACTACGAGGAAGGCTCTGATCTACTCGTGTATACCATGACCAGAGACCAGTGCAGAGTGCTTAACTCCCGCCGATGGGCCAAAATGGCGGATAAGGTAGCGAGGGCATAGAGATGGGTGGCAAGAAGTCCAAAGCTCCGGCAGCGCCAGATTACTCTGCCATTGCTCAGCAAACTGGTCAGGAGAACAAAGAAATTGCCCAGATGCTGACTAACGCCAACCGGCCTAATCAGAGTGACGTCTACGGCAATACCATCGGTTGGACTCAAGGTCCTAACGGAGCGTGGTCACAGAACACCTCATGGTCCCCCAATAACCAAGCCAGGATGAATGAATGGCTGAACATGGGAGACTACATGCGCGGGCAGGCCTCCTCGCTCATGGATTACAACTGGAGGAACAGCTTCAGCAACATCCCTATCTTTGGTCAGGCTCAGTATAGTCAGGCTCCTTCCAACAGCATGTTGCAGGGGATTGGGGCCGCCGGTAGTCAAAATCCAGGCTCCTACGGTGTGCGTGGGGTTGATCCTGGGTACTACAACACTGGCGTCAATATGCAGAACTACGGCGTCCGTGGTGTGGGGCAAGGCGAGGCCAATACTGGTGTCAACCTTGGTCAGTGGGGAGCTAACTCCATTGGTCAGGGCGCGACTAATACCGGTGTCAATCTTGGTAATTGGGGAGCCAGCCCGCTGACCTCTGGTCAGGCTAATACTGGCGTCAATCTCGGCAATTACGGTGTCAATCAGATTGGCCCAAACACCGACACTAGCGTAAATATGAAGAACTACGGCCTGACTGGCATTGGCTCCAACGTGCCCGGTGAGGTTCCCCAATACGATCCAAATGCTGGCAAGTCCGTGGCGGACGCGCTGTATGGTTCAGTCATGG